CACTTATCAAACCCAGAACTCCCCTTACCAACGGTATTGTTATCGCCTAGTTTATGGCAAATTGAAACAATTCAAAGCATGTTTGGAGATAGAACAAAAATAATTCATCTTCCGCCACCAACTACCCCTGAGTTATTTACAACTGTAAAAAATAATAACACTTCTAAATCACACAATAGACTACTACACATTGCGGGTAAAAAAGCAGCCAAAGATAGAAACGGCACTGAAACTGTAATAAATATGTTAAAACACTCTAAGGCTGATTATGAATTAGTTATTAGAAGTCAAAGTGAAATAGTAACTAATGTAACAGACTCAAGGCTAAAGATTGAAATTGGCAATCCAGAAAACAGGGAAGATCTGTATAACGGATTTGATGCTATGGTGTTACCAAGACGATATGCAGGACTGTGTTTACCAATGAATGAGGCTTTGCTTTCTGGTCTCCCCGTTTTTATGACAAATGTTTCACCAAATAATCAGATCTTGCCACAAGATTGGCTGGTTGACTCAGACTCTATAGGAAGCATTAGAACAAAGGTTAGAATTAATTTATTTGAAGCAAATAATGTTTTGTTAGCACAAACAATTGATAGGTATATGTCTACCAATGATAAAACTAATTATAAAGAACAGGCTTACAAGTTAGGGTTTAATAACTTTGCACCATCAGTATTAAAAGACAAATACTTAGAACTTATTGCTCAAATCTAGTTTTTTTGTTAAACTTAACCTTAAGTATCTTATTAAATATATTATTAAATGAACTATCTGCACTAGATAAATACGTGTGGTCATCTATGTTTAAATTATAAGACTTAAGAACTAATGGTCCAGAATTGTAAACCTTGACATCTTCCATTTGGGTGCCACCAACATCAAACTTGTTTCCATATATAGATCTCCATAAAAATTGATCTAAAAGTTCTAGAACTATCTTTAATTTTTCTTTTTCCATAATCATTGGAACGTGAAGTTCATAGTCTAGTGGGTTCTCAAATCCCAAGGCTTTAAGTTTTTTATATGTGCCTGAAAGTTTTCTGGTGTATTGAGAGTTGCCATTTAGTTTTTGATATAGGTTTATTTTATTTAATAGGTATCCACTATGAAAATTTTCTATCTTGTCTATTTTTTTAATAATATAAAAATCATCATTCATTAAAATAAAAGATTCTGATATTTCTTGTGAAAAACAAATTGTTTCTAAATTTTTTACGGCATTTTTATACTTTGATTCTTTTTGTTCTACTTTTATATAGTTTCCTGTGTACCAGTCAGGCTTACCACCAACAACCCATATATTTGTTTCTGGAAAACTTTCAACAACAGATCTAATTGAATACTTTAGTTCTTCGTTTACTCCGTCTTTACATATATATACAAAGTCCATATTTTATTATATCATTTAAAACCTTGAAGTGATATAATATATAATATGATAATAAGTCATTCTAAAAATTTTATTTTTATACATTTAGAAAAATGTGGTGGCACATCAATTGAAGAAACAATCAAGCCTTATTTAAGTAAAAAAGATATTAAAGTTGGAGGATTGTTTCCAGATGTTGATCAAAATGAATTAAATTATTTTGAAAAATATAACTTTGGAAAACACGCAACGGCAAATGATATTAAGCATAATTTTAAAAAAGAATGGGACAGCATGTATAAATTTACGACTGTTAGAGATCCACAAGAAATGTTAATATCTTTATATTATTATATAGAAAATAATTTTAAAGAAAAAAAATATGACTCTTTTTTTGAACTTTATCACAATTCTTTAAATAATAAATATCCTTTAGATAGTTTTATCAAATATGTAATAGAAAATCCATTTAGAAGTGTATCTACTTTTTCTTCAAGATTAGATAATTCTGTAGAAATTTTTGACATAAATAATATAGATAAAAATTGGAATTATATATTAAAAAAACTTAAAATTAAATCAAACTTAAAATTAAATAAATTAAATAAAAGTATAAAGCCAGACACTATAAATTTACAAAAATATACAATAGACTTAATACGTGATGCTTTTAAAATTGACTATGACACTATTCCTAAAATAACTGGATACAATTGGAAATAAAAAACCAGCCATGTTTCAGGCTGGTTCTTTAATAAAAAAACTACTTTTTCTTAGCAGTCTTCTTTTTTGGTGCACTTTTAACAGGCACAATCTTGCCAAGAGCATCTGAAATAATACCAGTATCTGGTAGTACGCCAAACGATTTATCATTTGGATTTAACGCTCTCAATGCGACGGGCGCTAAAGCAGCAACTAGTGCAGCCCATAGATCTTTTGGATCTGTTACGCCAGCCATGTAAAGTGCAATTACTGCGCCAAGAACGGATCGTCCGTATGATGCTAGCATTGCCTTTGACTTATCGTTTAATAAGTTATTCATTATTCCTCCTAGGATATAATTTGTGTTAATGTTTTATAGCCAATCCATAAACCAATAATTCCTGCGACTCCCGCAAAAACTGGTGGTGCTGGTACTGGCAATTTGAATGCTGCGAACACAACACCGCATCCAAAACCTGTGATAATTGATAACAGAACATCTCTCATGTTATTTTTTCCCTTGACCCATTTCTGGTAAAAGCGCTAAAAGTTTGTCAGAATAGTTATTCAAACCTTTTACCTTTAACTCATCTGAAACCTCTTTAATGGTTTGCTGTGACTTTTCAATATATTCAAATGCCCAGTCTCTAGAATCAGATAGGAATTTTATAAAGTTTTCTTTATGTAGCGTATCGTCAGACATGTTAATGCCGTTATTGACTTGAGAGTTTACTTCTTCAAGTGCCCTGTTTTTTATAAAAAGTTCAGCCACCAGCAAGTTAGACTTTTTTAGTTTATCAAATGTTGCCCAATAAGATAGTGCAAAGGAAAAAGACAGGGTAGCAAAAAATATCAAAAACATCATTTCCATAATATCTATTGTACTCTATCCCGAATAGCGTGAGTTGTCCAATAGTATAAACACTTATTGCAACATGGTTTATTATATTTACTCTGAGTATCTTTATAAAACTCTGCATAATAAATATGATCTTTACGATAAAGGTTGGATCTATGGGTAATATTGACACGATTTATATGAGATGCCTGACTCCAGACTGGCTTACCAGTACCCCACAGATGCCCAGAAACGGCTTCTAAAGCGTCTAGATTGGTCTCATTGCCATCTGTCCTAATACCCCTAAGTCTAGCCTCTTTAATCATGGCATTAACGTATATACGCAATGATCTTTCAGCATTTTTCCACATCAATACCGCTGGATGGTTGCGCCAAGCACCTGATGAAGATTGACCAGATAAAACTTTGAGTATTTGATAGGACTCTAATATTTGTTTATTTAATCTTTTATTATCTAGTATTTCTGCACATTGGTCATAATCTTTGTAGGGTAGAAAGGTTTGCATTAATTTTCTTCTATATCAAAAATATCTAAATCAGAGATTTTTTTAAAATTTGCTGCTGTCCAAAGTGATACGGCAGTTAAAAAAGATAAAACTATTAGTATTATTATTTTTGTTTTCTTTTTCATTTTGTTATTGTTGCTCCACATCTTAGACATGCTACATAATTTTTACCAGTAAATGGACAAGAGCCAGCATCAACAAGGCTATGGGATTTAAATTTACAAATAAAAAATAGTGCAATCTGTTTTATCATTTTACTGCCTCTCTAGTGACTAACACTATTGCCCCACATTCTTCTAATGCTTTTTTTAATTTTACCACGTACTGTAATGCTGATATTTTATCATCATGCACCATGTGCAAAAACTTTCTTTCATCTAATTTTACCGTAAGGAAGTGCTCATTGTCAATAATTTCTACGCCGAACCTTTTAGGTGGTGTAATTGAATGCACAGCCCTACGCATTTCTTCTGTATACATTATTTTCTTCCCCATTGGATATAGTTCCAACCACGCTCATGTGCGTAGTATATAAATATTTTAACAACCGTCTCCCAAAACGCAATTGTTACAGAAAGAGCAGCGTTTTTTGTTATAGCATAGGCAACAACAACAGATGAAAGAGTTCCCCATATGCGATAACTTAGTGCCTTCGCAAATGATCTTGCTCTAGTTACTTTCATTATCTATATCTTCCTTAAACATACTTTTAACAAATCTATCTTCTGCATCTGCAATACCTTGGCCAAAATTAAATACCCAATTCTTTACGCTTTTCAGTAGCCGAAATAGCATGAATCTCTGCCCCCAAATCTACTTGTTCAATCTTGTATCCAACATCACGACCATAAACAATGTTTGTAATGTTAGGTAGTCTTAGTACTAATGCACCATCCATAAATTTATCCTTGGCAATATATTCTTTTACCTGATCAAACTTAAGTGGATCTTTTTCACTTGTATTGTATGTATTTCGGACTCCAAGTAATACTTGATTAGTTCGTTTACCCGCTTCTTTATACAAGGCGTGGTGCCCCTCATGCCATGGTTGATAACGACCAAGCATAAGTGTTGTTGGTGCAGACCAATCGTGTAAGCCATGCTTTTGAATTATGTGAGATGCTTTTTCTTGAGCATTGAGTTCATGATCAGGAAAGTATACGTTAGCAGTTTCAGGGCGCTCAAACATTTTATTTGTATCTTCAAAACGACTTTTAATAATTGTGTCCATAAATATTAAAATATCTGGCTTACCAAATGCCTCTCTTGTGGCATCTGTTGGACAGACAAAATCTACAATTACTGGAGCAACTCCTTGCTTAGCAATAAGTCTAGCCATCTCACCCATACGTCGTGCTTGCTCTATGCGATTTTCAACGGTAAATCCAAGATCAGAATTAACTGTAGCACGAACTTCATCTGCATTAAGATGAATAGCATTAATGCGTTCTTTAAGGGCTTTTGCTAATTCTGTTTTGCCAGATCCAGGTAATCCAATTATTTGTATAATCATTCTTACTCCATTGTTAGTGCTTGCCAAGTGATTGACCAGTCTTGTTTGGTTTTATGTTTGTTGAATTCTCTTGAAACTTCTCCACCTTCTAAATATACTCCACCCCAGACGCCCCACTCTTTTCCAGATATACCATTTGCAAAACATATTTTTTTTACTGGACATTGATTACAAAGTGCATCAATATTTTTTCTAGATTCTTCATGATCTTCGTATTTATCAAAGAATGCATTATTGTCCGTTCCTAAACACAAAGCCTCATCTTTCCATAAATGCTGTTTCAAGGTTAATCCTTATACTTATTTGGTATATCCCAACCATTACGACCAGGTTTATAAACTCTATGTAAGTACCATTTGTTTTTTATTCTAATGCCCATAGGGGAAGTTTTTGCTGTATCAGACTCTTTTAAATCAATTACATCCCAAGCATGCCAAATAAGATTTTCGTTTTTACTTACAATTTTTTCCATTGTGTTTAAACTTCTAATAATCATTTTTTCTCCTAATACTTAAAAAGACCGACGTCAATGTTGTTTGCTTCTGCAATTAAAACTAATTTTGATTTTGATTCTTTTGGATTACTTAAAAAAGCAAAATAATTAATTTGATTTATATGCTCACTTAACCATGCAGGTGCTACATTATAAAATTTAATTTTTTTGCCTCTTGCCTTCATTCCACGTTCTGATAAATTAGAGAACTCTGAAACAAAATTATTTATTTTTGATGGGCCAGCGGAGTAAATGATAAATTCATTATCTTCATCTTTCATTCCCGACAGGGCAACACTCATGGCACGTAGAAATATGTTGTACTGATTAAACTCTTTTGTTCCCTGTACTGCCACTATCATTTGGTCCTACCCCTTGTTTTAAGTCATCAAGTATTGACAACATTTTATCTAATTCTTTTTTAGACATATTTTCAACATCTAATGGCTTTATTGTGTTTTCATCTACTCTGCCATTAATAGCATCAGCAGTATAAAAAACATTTTCCAATATCCAATATGCCCTATCTTTTTCTATTACTACTCTTAACATATTTTTTTGAACATGTTTTTGAGATTGAGTAATAAACTTAGCCTTATCAAACCTTTGTTTTGGAATAACATCTTTTATCATTTCATACATATCGCTTTGACGATATTTAATATTTTTTAAAAATGTTATCCTTTTTTTATTTGATACTTTAATTATAGACCAAGAAAGAAGCAATGTCAAGCCTATAATTAATAAATATTCCATTTTATTTAGTTTTTTTAACTGATTCTTTACTTAAACCTAAAACCATAGAATTAAGTTTATTAACTTCAAGTTGTAGTTTTAATGACTCTAGTTCTACGTCAGATAGTTTTTGTTTATAAAATGATATTAATTGAATTAATTCATTTTTTTCTAAATTATCCATTACCCCCTACTTTCTTAAATCAAAGGCAGTTCCCTGCCAAACCTTTTCTACCTTCTTTTTTTCTCTTTCTACAATTGCACGACTCCATGAAAATCCTGCATCTCCACCCCAAGCATCCCACATAATTCTTCCATTAGATGGAAATTCTGGACCATCGTAAAAACCTTTACCTTTTTTATCTACTTCATGACGGGAAAAAAAAGAAAACATTCTTTTAACAGTACTAAGAGACATTACTGATCCATTTACGATATCAGTTGCACGACCCCAGCCTACTGGAGTTCCTGCTCCTTTAGCCTTGCCATCTGCTTTCCACTTTAAAGCACGACGTGCAGCAGCCTTCATACCAGATGTGGGTGTGTATGTGTCAGCCATTTTTCTTTACCTTTTTTGTTTCATAAGACCTGCCCCAAAAAAATGATCCGATCATTAACAAACCTATTGCTAATGAATGCAAGAAATAAAATGTACTCATTTTAATTTCTTTTTTTCTTGCTTAGCAGCACGTTTTTCTTTAAGAGTCATTTTTGGCTCTTTCTTTTTATTAGCATTTCCTTTTTGTTCTTTATTTGCCATGAGTTACCCCTATCTTTGTTTTTGGATATGGACCTAAGTCCGCTTTAACACTACCGTCTTTTCTTAAACGAACAATTCTGCCGTCTTTAATTTGTATTGGATTAAAACCATAATTTTTAAAAAAAGATCCTGAAGATTTTTTAGACATTACTTTTTAAACGGATTTAAATCAAATATAGATCCGCCCCAGCCTTCTGCTTGTTTATTTATTGAATTAGATTCAGGAAAAAGATTTATTACTCTTTCTGGTTTGTTTACACTTTTTGCAAAATCTTCAAACAATGATTTTTTTGTTGATCTTGAATGTCCTTTTGGAAATAAATCTAAATCAAATGGTTTTCTTGGAAATCTTCCACGTAGTCCAGCCATAAATGCATTGACCCTACCCATAGCCCACTGTTCTGCACTAGAAACACTTCCACGTACTGAAGATGGGTTAGTTCTATATGCTCCAATGCCACGATTATAGACTTGTCTTGATGCTCCCACTGTAATTCTCTTGTCGCCTTCTTTATTTTTGTTATAAGCATCTGCTAATTCTTGAAGTCTTGCTGAAGAAACTTTTTCTATCTCATTATCTTCTTCATAAATTTTTTCATTATCAATAGGCTCAGAAGAAACTCTTAAAGAACTAAATGGTTTTGCAACACGTCTATCGGTTTTAGTTCTTTTGCCTTTTTCATTTGTTGCATAAACTCTTATTACTGCTACTGGATTATCTGAAGATGCTTCTACTTTTTCATTTGTACCTGCAATGTTTACAGTTCCAGAACGTTCAACTCTTTCTACGACTCCGTGTGCAGATTCTGTTTTATCTGGTGGTTTTGGAACTGCAAATGTTACATGGTCTCCAACAGAAACTGATTTTGCTTTTTCCATTTCATCATCCATGTTGTATGTTTTTCCAACGGGAACACAATTAGGAACCATGCGTCCACCCTTCTCTTTCATACCACGTTGTTCATATCCAACCCAACAGGCTTTTGCTACGTTATCCCATTTGTCCATTTCTTCATCATCTGAATGATAAGACTTTCCCATTTCCATATCTGTGTTCATGTGATGTCCTTCTAATCTATCTAGTTTGGTGGCATCGTTATGCATCATGCCGATACTGTATGCACTTTCTTTCCAACTACCTTTTTCTTTTTGTTCTTCATAAATTCTAACGGACATTGCAGGATTTTCTGGAGGCATTGACTGAAGAGCATATTCTGAACCCGCACTGCCAAGAGTTCCGCCTTCTATCATTATATGTTCAACTTTTCCATGAACAAGACCTACTTTTGTCTTACCCATTACAAAATCGCCCTCTACAATATGACTCATGCTTTTATTATATCAGAGTTATTTTTTACGAGTTAGGCGTTTAAGTTCTTCTATAGCCCAAACATCCTGCTTGCGTAGTTTTGACATTTCTGTAGGATCAAAACATTTATTTGTAAGAGTCACTATTGGTTCTTTTGCTAAAAAATCTATGTCCACATATGCTCTTTCCCATAATGAAAGTATTTCGGCATTAACCCTATTAAGGTGGTCATGATAAAGTTCTGGCATTACCTGCTCAATTTTAGGGGTAAAAGAATAAAGCAATGACCCATTTTCAGAATCAACCCCAGCAACTTCAAGTGCTCCTTCAAGAATTAACCTTTCAATCATTTCGTTTTCATCTAAAGTCATATTTTTCCCATCTGGATTAAAGATTCTTTTGAATAACTTTTTCATGGTTCCCCGTTTCAGCAAAAGTTAAAAACTCTTGCAATTTTTCTTTTGTTTGTGCCCCCTCTAGTCTTTTTATTTCTTTGCCTTTACTAATAATTATAAAAGTTGGTAAAGATTGAATTTTAAATCTTTGGATTAACTCTTGTTCTATTTCTGCATCAATCATATGAAATTTTAACCCAGTCTTATCTCTATTTATTTCATTTATTATAGGTTTAATATTTTTACATGGTTGACACCAATCAGCAGTAAAATAAAAAACATTAACTAAATTTGTTATAATCATTTCAAGAATAATTTTTTTTTCTTTTTCTGAATTTTTTTTTAAATCCAAATACAGACCATACTCAAATTCTTCCTCATTTCTTTTTCTCATACCTGGACAATACATCCTTGTTTGTTTCATACATTCTAAATGCAATGGGTGTATATCAGATAAAACAAAGTTTCCATCATGTTTTATTTTATCTATGTTTGGATTTTTCCATCTAGTAACACTTTCTTCATTTTTTATTTTTATTCCACAATATGAACATAAACTTTTATAATAAACAACGTCTTCATTTTCTTGTATTATTTTTAAAAAAGTATCTTCATTATTTTTTGCTGCTGATTGCCATGGAATAGGAACCTTTGCAGAAAGTTTTTGATTAATACGATGTTTTTTTAAAACTTTAGAAAATGGTCTTGGCAATCCAACAAAATCTTTAAAAAAAATGTTCCACTCAACATTACTAAAAATTTTATTATTCATTTTACTTAACAGACTTTGCTTTAGCCTTTTTTAATAACTCAAAATCTTTAACCTTAGTTTCACCAAAGTATCCCCAAGCATAGCCATCATTAATCATTTTATTATTAATAGATTCCGATTCTCCATTAATATATAGCCAGCCAAGAATACGACCATATTTTTCAGATGAGTTCATTTTTTCTGTACGAATAACAATTCTTTTTGCATCTTTAAGTTGTTTCTTTAAATATTCTTTAGATTCAAGACCAAGAACTTTTTCTGCTTTATCAGTTGTTCTTGATTCTGGAGTATCAATACCAGCCAAACGAACACGGGATGAAAATAAAATGTCAAACCCTAAATCAATAATTACATCAATAGTATCTCCATCAACAACATTTTTTACTTCTTTAATAAAATATTCATACATTATATGCTCCCTAATGGTTTGTTTTTAATAAGTTTTTCACGCTCATCAAGAATTTCTACTAAAAAAGCCATCATTTTATTGTGCGATTCAGGATTGTTCATTATTTTTTCATAATGATGATTACAGAATGTTAGTTGTCCTGATAAACCTTTAACTCTAACTAAGGCTTGGGCTTCACACTTGTCGCAACGATCACTGGCATTTAGTATATATTTTTTTGAAACTACGCTGGGATGATCTTCAACAATGTTAGTCATACTCATATTATACATCTACTTTCTGTTATCGGTTGAATAAAATCCGCTACCGTTAAAAATTGCAGCGGGTACGCTCCATACCTTTTGCATAGATTCATTACAACATACTGGATATTTTTCATCACCAATAGATTTTTCAAATTCAATTTGTGAAGAACAAATTAAGCATTTGTAATCATATCTTGGCATAAACTCTCCTATGGCTATATTTAAGTATATCAAAAAATAGGCAGTTTTGCAACATGCCCAGGTTGTTACTTTATTTTATTTTAATTACTTTAGGTTTTTTATCTTCAGGAATTACACGAACAATGTTAATTGTTAGTAGCCCATCCTTTAGTTCAGCACTAGATACTTCCATATACTCACCAAGAGCAAAAGATCGTACAAATTTACGACCAGCAATTCCTTTGTGAACAACTTCGGCATCTGTAACTTCTACAATTTCACCTTTAATTATCAAGGTTCCACTATCTACTGATACATCAATATCTTCTTTTGTAAATCCTGCAATAGCAAGAGACAGCCTATATGTATCTTCATCTAATTTAAGAAGATCATAAGGAGGATATGATTGTGAATTTACTTTATGTGCTGTATTTAAACGGCCCAACTCTCGGTTAAAGCCAATAAAAAAAGGATCATTGAACAGATCCATTGCAAACTGTGTTACCATTTTATTCCCCTTTCAAGCGAATAAGTTAATGTATCCCCATTTGGCAGATACAGTATAATTATATCAAAACTTTGTAGCCCTACAGAGAATTGAACTCTGCTCACCAAGATGAAAGCCTGGTATCCTGACCACTAGAAGATAGGGCCTTAGAGCGGATAGCGGGAATCGGACCCGCA